GCGGCGGGGGCGGCGGCGGCGGGGTCGGCGGCGGGGTCGGCGGCGCGGTCGGCGGCGCGGTCGGCGGAGTCGGCGGCGTGGTCGGCGGCCTACGATAATTTTGCTGACGAATTAATAAAAATCCTAAAGGGAACAAAATGAATCTTGAAATCCATTGTTCAGTACTAGCTCGCCCTATGGTTTGTGCGGGATCTCTTTTCTTCACCGACCTTATCCCTGATGAGTCCTCACCTCCAGCAATGGAGGGGACTGCGTTTGGTGAGTACGCAGAGAAACTTCTCACCTGCCAACCAATCGGCACGCACGCTAAAAATGGTGTCGCATTTGATGAGGACATGAAATTCTATGCGATGCCAATAGTCCAAAACATCGTCGACCGTGCGCAGACTGAAGTCTCATGTGAGCAGAAATGTGATTGGATGACTAGATCTGGAATTTGGATCAGAGGTCAGTCAGACGCTACTTACACGATGGAAGGCAACACACTTTGCATTGATGACTTCAAATACGGTTGGGGACTTGTCGAGGCTCCCAAGAATTGGCAATTGTTAGGTTATGCAATTGGTGAAGTGATCAGACGTCAGATTGCATTTGAAACCATTAGAATGAGAATCTTTCAACCACGTCCGCACCACGAAGACGGACCAATTAGAGAATGGATTATTTCTTATGCGGAACTCCTTGGCTTCAAAGAAGAAATCGAAGCGCGCATGGACCAAATCAAAGCGGGAGAAAAATCTCTCGTCACCGGTCCTAAATGCAAATATTGTCCTGCGGCAGCTAGACATTGCCCTGCTCTCAGTAAATCGTTCTATCGCGGAGTCGAAATCGCACATGAATTCATGCAAGACAATATCGACGAAAAAGAATTGTCATTCCAACTTGATCTTGTTGCGCGAGTTACTGAGATTCTTAAAATCAAATCGGACTCTCTTACTGCACTAGCGGTCGATCGTATAAAGCAGGGGAAAATTATCCCCAATTACGTCAGTGAAGCTAAATTAGGAGACAGAAAGTGGAAGAGCGGAATAACACCTGATGCAATCAAAGCGATGACTGGCAAGAATGTCATGCGTGAGGAGATGTTAAGTCCTGCACAGGCCGAGAAAGTCGGCGTACCAAAGGAGTTTATCGCAGCGCTGGTAGATAGGCACTTCGTTGGAAATAAGGTTTGTCGCAAAGATAGTACTAAACTTGGAAACGCCATATTTGGCGGGGAGCAACCGAAATGAGTAGATTTGATTATGTGAAATACGACGATCGCGCGATGAAAGATCAAGAAAATGCAAAGCATCTTGTCGCGCGATTAGAGCAAACAATCAATGCAGTTGAAAGTAAAGAAGCCGGGAGAGCTAAATCTCTCGCTTTGACTAAACTAGAAGAATGCTACATGTGGATCGGTAAAGCCGTTCGCGATGATCAAATCGCTCGCAACGGGACTGCATCGCTCCAAGAAGAAAGAAGGAACTCATGAGTAACGTATCTGAAGGTAAGTCAGTAATGGTAACTGGACGAATTGTTTGGACATGTGGACGCACTGTCTTCGATGGCAAATTAAATGTCGATGACCGCACCAAGCTGCCGAAGCTAAACGCTAAAGGTGAGCAAACGCAGCAGTATGGCTTTGGTCTCGCTGTCGCTAAGACAGAGCTTGCACCGGGTAAGTCTGGTGAGCCTCTGTGGAATGCGATCCATGAGCAAGCGTTTGTGATTTATCCATCTCGTCAAATGCCTCCAGCGTTCGCTTGGAAGTACAAAGACGGTGATGGAGTGGATCATAACGGTGCACCTTTTAATACCCGTGAAGGTTACGGCGGTCATTTGATCTTTGCCTGCACCACTGGAATTCCAATAAAATTCTTCCGCTTTGAGAACGGCAATAACATTTTGACCAATGAGGGAATTAAGTGCGGAGACTATGTCAACGTACAGATAAACGTGGTCGCGCACGCTGCTGTCGGTCAAGGGAAGCCTGGAGTTTACCTCAACCCTAATGCGGTGCAGTTCCTCGGTTACGGTAAAGAGATTATCAACACTCCCTCTGGAGACCAGCTATTCGGCGTACAAGCTCCACCGCTGCCTCCAGGAGCAAGTGCTACCCCTTTAGCTCCACAGCCGGGAATGTTGGTGCCTCAAGCTCCTGTTGGTTATGCGGCTCCTCCGCAGCAGCCGACGGGATTTCCTGCTCCGAGTGCTCCACAGCAATTCCAAGCACCGCAGGGTTATCCTGGGCCAGGTCCCTCGGCATCACCTGGTAGTCCACCGCCTCCAAGTAATTACGGAGTGATTCCTCCGGCTTTACAGCCTCCTACACAGGGTTATGCACAGCCTGGAGTCCCCGCAGGTTATCCGCCAGCGCATCAGAACGGTGCGCCGCAGATGCCCGGAGGTTTCCCGCCTTATAATCCACCAAGATAAAATGTCCCTAGGTGGCGCTTGTGACTGAGCGCTGCCGTTTTAACCAAGGAAAAACCAATTATGAAAGCTTACATAGCTATCGAACCTCCAGTGATCATTCTCACCGAGGCGGATTTACAAGAGAGACTTAACAATGCTATCGCATCTGCAAAAACAATAGCTATTGAAGAGTTAGCGTGTGATTTGATTTTAGCAGTCGCTTATCAAAACGCTTGGGAAGAATTTGTCGAGTCGTTCCCTGAGGGCTCGCCGATTCGCACAGCATTTGGAAGATTAAAGGTGCGAGATTTGTGAATTTATATCTATGGGATTTGGAAACATTTAATAATTGTTATTACTTCACTGGTAAATTTCAGGGAAGTAATGAACATCAAGTCTATGAAATTTCAGAGAGAACTAATCAGCGCACCGAGCATTTATCTTGGTTATCCTATTTGCAGAATACCGGCTGTCACATGGTAGGATTCAATTCTCTCAACTTTGATTATCCAATTTTGCATGAGCTTTTGAACAATCCTTATACTTTTGGTTACACTACGGCTTATTTAATGGCTCAGAAAATCATTGGCTCGCAGTCGTACTGGCAAAATCCTCATGCTATTCGAATGAGTGATAGACTTATTCCGCAAATTGATTTGGTGAAAGTGAACCATTTTGATAATCCAGCAAGACGCTGCAGTTTAAAATCTCTTCAGTTCGCAATGCGAAGTGAATCAGTTGAAGATCTCCCTTATGATCCAAATATTCCACTTACTTATGATCAGATGGACAATCTTCGTGCCTACAACTTGCACGACGTGACTGAGACTGAGAAATTCCTCGGCAAGTGTCGCTCGCAAATCAACCTTCGCAAAGAGCTTCTCGACCAAGGTATTCTCTCAGGCGACGTGTTGAACTTCTCCGATGTTAAGATCGGCACAGAGTACCTCATTCGCAAAATTGGCAGAGCGAAATGTTTCGTTAAAGGCTCAACGCCAAGACAAACCCAAAGACAGTCCGTGGAGTTTAAAAATGTTATTCTTCCTAAAATCTCTTTTCGCACCGAGCCGTTTGAACAAGTCCTCGATTGGTTTAAGTCCCAAACTTTATGGATCGGTAAGGAAGAAAAACCCAAGCTTGAAGCAAAACTTGCTGGTCTTGAATTCACATTTGGTCTCGGTGGATGTCACTCCTCTGTTGAAAATAAACGATATGTCTCGACTGACACGCACGTTATCAAAGACATTGACGTCTCAGGAATGTACGTCGCGATTGCCGTCGCCAATGGTTTTTACCCGGAACATCTCGGTCAGGATTTCACAATAGCCTACAAAGGTCTTCAGACCGATCGCAAGCAGTACGCTAAAGGTACTGTGATGAATTTGGTTTTGAAATTAGCAGGGAATGGTGTTTTTGGAAATAGCAATAATTCTTTCTCCCCGTTCTATGATCCGAAATACCAACTTTCTGTTACTCTCAATGGGCAGCTCCAGCTCCTTCAATTGGTTGAAGTCTTGTCCCTCATCCCAGGTGTCGAAATTATTCAAGCCAACACCGACGGCATCACCGCATTGGTTCCTCGTGAACTCGAACATTTCTTTAATCTATGGAAAAGTGAGTGGGAAATTGGAACTGGACTCAAACTTGAAGAAGTGGAGTATTCAACTGTCTGGCAGTCAGACGTAAATAATTTCTTGGCTATTGACAGCAAAGGGAACATAAAGCGCAAGGGTCGCTATTGGTATCCAATCACCGAAGACGACATGCACGGCGGCTCTGGCTCTAATTGGAACAAAGATTTCTCCAATATGTCAGCGCAAAAAGGTATCGAACAATGCCTTTTGACTGGTATCGCACCGGAAGACATTGTCTATTTAATCACCGATCCATTTGATTTTATGTTGCGATACAAAACTCCGTCTGGTTCTAAGGTCTTCATTGGCGAATATGAAATGTCTAAGACGGTTAGATATTACGTCTCTACCGAAGGTCAACCAATGAAGAAAATCACACCGGCTAAAGGTGTTGGTTTTAAGAGAAAGGCTAAACTCACCGACGCGTATTATGACAGCATTCTAGCTACGATACAAGACGGCGCCTGGGACAGTAGGATACACACCAAAAATAAATCAGTCTATGAAGAAACAACGACATCAATTGAAAGCGGACGTCTAGTTAGGTGTTGCAATCATGCAGACGATTTTAATTGGCGTGACGTCGATTTTGATTTTTACGCGAAAGAGATTAGGAAATTATTGATATGAAAAATATGTTTAGTCCTACGGAAATGAAAGTGTTAAAAATCCTCGGTCGAAAGAAAATGACGATCTCAGAGATCACGACTAAGTTGTGCGGTAAACATAAAAAGTCAATCAACGCTGGCAATATCGTCGCTTACTTTATTAGACGTATCAATATGAAATGTAAGTTCCATAAATTAGATTGGTTTTTAAACGGCAAAGGTGCCGGGCGTTTAGGACGCACGGTCTGGAGGAGTAAGAAAGTATGAATAAGCAACAGTTGATCAATTTATTAAGCGATGCGGAGTCTACCACTAAAGCAGATGCAGAGCGAATGTTAAACTCTGTTCTCACTCTTATTACGAGTGTCATAGCTTCTGGTGAAGAAATGAAACTCATTGGTTTTGGCACGTTTATCAGAGCTAAACGTAAGGCTCGCAATGGTAGGAATCCAAAGACTGGTGAACCGATGAAAATAGAAGCGTGCTATTATCCAAAATTCAGACCAGGTGAGAAATTTAAGGAAATTGTGAAATGATGGATGGCTCGCGTGATCTACAGCTTTTAATCTGCGGTCTTCTCTTTGCTATTATCATCCCGTTCTTTAGCAAAGTTCCGAAGGCGCTGTTGATCCCGCTCCTTTACTTCACGGTGCACGCGGCTTGGTTTGCGTTTAACCGTGATGCATTTGACCAAGACATCAATCCAATAACAAGACTCTCGATGCACATTAACGCACTGGAAGTCTTTGTCATGCTGATTTGTTTCCCTTTATTTATCTCACGTTTACCAATACTCATGAAGGCTTTCGTTCTCGGTGGAATTTATTGCATGATGCTCTTTGACTCAGCTCTTTTTGCATTTGGTCGCGGCGGTGTTTTATTTACTTGGCCTACATTCGAGTGTGCAATGATGGCTTGTTTCATTCCAGTGGTCTTTAGAGTGCGCTGGAAGCTGGCGGTTCCACTTCTCATTCCAATTATCGGACTGCACGCACTCACCGCCGCGACCTGCGCTCTTGTTGGGATGAGCACTTACCTTAAAAAGCGTTGGGCGGTTATTTTCATCCCTGTGATTTTAACTGTGTTGTTCATCATAAAGCCGTTCTTCACTTTAGCGTTAAGCGAGCGTTGGGAGATGTGGACCCAGTATTTCAATTGGTTCTCAATGATCCCTCATGCTTGGCTGACTGGTGTTGGACCGGGGTCATTTGAGGAATTAGGGCCATTGTTTAGAAGTGCGACGGCGCACCAATACGTGCTGATGCACAATGATTATTTGCAGATTTTATTTGAAACTGGTGTCCCAGGACTCTTGATGTTCTTATGGGTTTGCGGATATTTATTATGGGCGACAAGGTTAAAGCTTGTTTACTTCTCTTCTCTCGTTGCCGTAATGCTTTGCATGTTGACGTATTTCCCCTTGCATTTCTTCACAAGCCAATTAATGTTACTTTTTTTAATTGACGAGAGTTTATACAATGACCCAATTATTGATTGAAATAGACGGCTCTGGACACACTCTAAGTCGTGGACCAAGACCTCGCACTAGTGACGACTTTGCTTCAATTAAAGCTGAGACGATTATCAACCTTGAAAAGGGATGGTTTGAATTCCTGCACGGAAGATCTTATCAAGAAGATATTTGGTGTGAGAAGAGAGGTAAGTCCATCTTTCATCTGCCGTTGAGTACCTTCCACGCTCCTACAGAATTTGAGGTCAGTGAGTTTTTACGAGGTGTAAGGCTTGCGATGGTTAACGGCTCGGTTTACTTTCACTGCGAGCACGGAGTGGACCGCACCGGTTTCATGGCCGCAGCGTATCGAATAAGATGTATGGGTTGGGCTAAAGCCGCTGCAGTTAGAGAGATGTTAGACTGCGGATTTAATATGTTCCTGTACGCGTCGTGGATTGGTAAACTCTAATGGAGCGTAAACCTTGGATCAAAATAATTTGTGCTGAGTGCGGTGTCGAGTACCAACTCCCGCCGTCGACGTATAACACTAGAATTAGAAAAGCTATTACCGGAAAACTTTATTGTTCAATAAAATGCATGGGTAAAGGAGTCAGTAAACGCCATGAGCAGAGAAGAAAAGATCAAGAAGCGGCGGGACTTTTGGGAAGCCAAGTTTCAGGAGTTCGACGCTCAAATGAAAATCAATAACGAAGTTCTCGTGCGCAAAGCTATGAGAGAGGCCATTCAAATGGCCGACAAAGTCCTTGCTCTGAAAGGATCGCGGAAGGAATAGGCATGGAAGACGCAATTAAGATATTCAATATTCATAGCGAAGAATCGGCATGGGATTGGATAGCTAAAGCGAATCAAAAAGGCTGGGCGGTTAAATCTATCGTGGCAATTGGAACATCAAGTTTTATTGTTCACATGTCGCGACCACTGACTAAAGCAGCAAAGGGGCAAGAATGAGACTTTCATCGCCAATTTATCGCGCGAAATTATTTCCAACAAGGCTCGAATTTATTTGCCCATTCTGCGAAGGCGATGATCAACACAAGGCGGTGATTCGCTTTGGCGCGGGCGGTTGGGAATTTAAGGGGAATGGATTGGAAGGAATTTCCATCAGACCTAGCTACAAAAGCGAACGCAAAGGCTGTCGATTGCATGTGACAATAACCGATGGCGAAATGATTTTTTCATGAACAGGCATCATGCCTCGTGAGCAGGTGGTTGGAATGATGGAAATTGACAGCATGGATTTAGGTAAGGCAACTGTGACATTGCCTCTCGATAAATTAGATTCAATGAGAGAGTTGATCCATTCCCTCAATGAGGATTTGGCCGATCTTCGGCGAATGATCAAAGATAATCTTGGAATGGACCACGATCAACTAGAAGAGCGCGACCGAGCGCGGAGAAGCGCTATGAATGAATCTGCAATCATGAACCATTTTATGAGGCCAAAATGAGCGAGCAGTCCAATACAGCAAGCAGCCAAGCACAAAAATGGGCCGACGAGCGCGAAGATTTAATGCGTGGTCATCAATATAACGAGCATTACAAAGACGGTCTTGTTGAAGGATACACAGAGGGGCTACTCGCTCGCGACGAGGAAGTGAAGTTACTTCGGGCTCTCTTGAAAGAGTGGTTCGACGACGATTATGATGGATGTGACTTATTGGATCGCACAGCGCAGGCTCTGAAGGCGTGCGCGGGGAAGGAAACACATGAGTGACTCTTATCAGCCAATTTACGATGCGGTCAGAAGTCGCATCTCAGGATGCAATGTCGGGCAAGCTGTTGAGCAGGTGTTGATCAATATTCCTGGCGACATTGCCAGATACGCTCAAAACTGTTTTTCAGAAATAGCGTGCTCAATGGCCTCGCCGAGCGTTGTTTACAAGCCGGAAATATATCAAGACGGCGATCACTGGTGTTGTTTATATGGCAAAGACATACAGAGCGGGGTCGTTGGATTTGGCAAAAGCCCGGCAGAGGCGTGCGCGGCGTTTGATCGCGCATGGCACACACCACTTGCTTTGCGGGCAGAAGGCCAGGGGGAGAAATAATGCCAAAAGATTTTCCATCACAATATGAATGCCAAGATGACCCGCGCAAAGAACTCGCCGAGGCGAAGGCTGAGATCGAGCGCCTTGGTCGGCATGTGCGATGTTTTGAAATGCGCATTGATAACTTACAAGCTGAAAACGGGCGGCTGAAAGCCGTTCTTAAGTTCTGGGCCAATGAGTCTGAGTGGTGCAATGTTCCGGTTGAGTTTCAGATAAAGCGAGCGCGTGAACTGCTTGCTTCGTTGGCGTGCGATGTGGGAGACAAAAAGACATGAAACCGAGAGAGTGGTGGATAGTAAAAAGATCAGGTGGTCTTAAGGTCTACAATACAAGCTTTAGCGACCTCGGCACGCCTAAAGATGACCAATATGCACACGTCCGCGAAGTCATTCCCGGCGAGGTCTCGATCACTAAAAATCAATTAATCGAAGCAATTGGATTCGCATGGGATCAAGATGAAGAGAACGACACAATTATCAACTATGATGAACTTTGGAGTCGTCTTGCTTTGCGGAACACCGATCAGGGGACAAAATGAACCAAATGCAGCAATTTATTCGAGACATGGCGCCTTTCTTCACGTGGCCTGATGTCTTTTGTTGGCTGTTACTTCTCGGCTTTGGCGTCTGGAAAATGTTTGACCTTATCGGCGCCGCCGGCAGATGGGCTGAAAGACAGGTCAAAAAATGAGCGTCAGTCAAGTTGAGGTAAATTTAGCAAAAGAACTCGCCGAGGTGAAGGCTGAGATTGAGCAATTGGATGAACTATGTAATGCGAGACTCGGCGCTTTAAAAATGCAGCTTAAAGAAAACGAGCGGCTGAGAGAGGCTCTGGAATTTTACGCTGATCCAGAAACGTATTTTGCAATTGCGTTTCTCCCTGACCCGCCTTGTGGTCCGTTTATCCATGACACTGATGATGTTGAGCCAGGGAAACCTGGCGCAGTGGCTCGCAGAGCGCTGGCTCTGAAGGCGTGCGCGGGGAAAGAATGAAACGACACGTTGGTGTCGTCGAACTGCTCAGGAAGCGCTTGCTTCGTTGAACGCCGTTGTTGAAGAATACCGAGGCGGTGAAGATGGCTAGTACCTCGGCTCCTGCTTCGTCCGAGCAACCTGTGACACGGTGAACTGACCTGCGGTCACCGTGTAGAGCACTTCCATATAGTTAGCGACCAGATTGTCCTCACTCAAATAAATGCTTCCCGTCGCAACCGTGGCGCTATTTGTAGCGTCTCCAGTTGCCTTAATAGGGAGTGCTACGTAAATGGTGCCGTCATTACCAACAGCCAACGCTGCCGTTGCCGAGAGCGTTGTAGGTGTACTGGTCTGTGTGCCTGATCCGGTGCCGGTTATCGTAACGGCTGTTCCAGCTTTAGCATTTGCTAAACTTGACGCGAAGCTGAAAGTATTTGCGGTGAGAGGAATTGCGTAATAATTAGTCGATGTGGATAAACCTGTGGGTAGCGCACCGCCAGAGTTTGACACCTGCATTACCAGGCCGGTCAGGAAGCCATGTGCTGTCTGAGTGCAGATATTGGTGACGGCACAAGTAAAGGTCGCGGCAGCGGGCGTCGTGTTCGTTATCGTGATCACATTCCCATAGCGCTGAGAGCGATCGATTGTCTGTGCTCCAACACCTTGCGTAAAGGCGACGCTCGCTGTGACTGCAGTAGCAGGAGTTGGGATCTGTGCGTGAACTAGACCACAGGTTAAAAGCGATAAGATTAATGCGACCAAGTTCATAAGATTCTCCTTAGTGTTTTAAAGTGATGATGACACCAACGGCTGCGATGAGCCAGCAAACAATAACTAGCCAGACGTCTTTTCTGCGCATCGTGATTGCTCCAATGCAAGTTTCATTTTCGTCAATTTCTCTTCAGCTTTTGGGATCAATATCAGTAAGCATGCTGGACAAGTAACAATGTGAGGAACGCTGGTAAAACTTCGCTCAACGCTATTCATGTAAGGTACCCACTCGTCAGTGCAAAGCAATTGGAACGTAGGTCCACGGTATTTCTTGGTGCGATAATAATGAATCATTTAGATCCCGAATGTCTTTAAGATTGCAGCGACTCCTGCCTGATCACTTACCGCATCAGGATCGAAAACTCCATCGCTCACGTACTTACCTTTTTGATATTGATCAGTATACGACCAGAGATACGGGCTCGGAATGTTTCGCGCTCTGTAACCCCAACCGTTGTATTCTTCCGCGTAGTAGAGTGCTGGACCAATGGTGACGATATCGTTACTCCCATAAGCGTCAATCGCAGCGTCGGCCCACGAGTCGTAAGGTCCAACACCTGCAGGTACGTCAGTTGTCTTAATGGGATTTCCATTAGAGTCAAAAAGCGGATCGCCATTTTGTGGATAAGTTGAAAAGTCTTGACCACTCTCTAGCTCATTAAGCGCCGCTATCAACCACCACGGGAGACCCACTTGTGCCGCCACTTTATCGTAGATCGCTTTATTATCAAACGCTCGTTGTTTAATGTAAGCAAGATCACTCTCGTGACCGGGATTTATTTGAGCGACTCGATAAAGATCTACGTAGTCGTCGTGCGGAAAAATATTGGCTTTAACCATTTTATCCTCAATTTAAAAGTAAGAAATCATACGCTAAATTACCATTCAATAAATAATCCCAAGGTAGCGTGAAGTCACCGTGCATACCCCAGTCAGTACCCCATGAGTTTCGCATTTTCCAATATTGACCAATCACGTACCCGTAGCACACTACTGCATGACCGCCTTCAATTGTGTCATCGGCAGTTGGCATCGGTACAAGACCGATTGCTGCAACCTGATCGGTCATCATTGAATTATAGACAGCCATGCCGACTAGAAACGGAAATTTGTTAACAACCGTTAACATCATTTGACGAGCGACTTGAGGCACCTCATGGAATTGCTTTAAGAGATCGAGTTTGCCAGCCTTGTAGCAGTCAAACGGAGGTTTGGTTTCTATTTTGGTCGTATCAAAAGGCCACAGTTGTTCATTGCACGCTCCGTATTCTTCTATGGCTTTCGCTGTATCCGCTAAATTAGCGCAACCTTCATTCGGATCAGAATCACCTTCAAACGAACAAGTGTTAAACGCAATAAATAATCTAGAGAGATCAACTGGAGCGTGACCGTTTTTCGTATTGTCGTACTCCATACACGTCGCTGCGGCGTTGGCATAACAAGTGCCAGTTTGTCCTTGGTCTTTGACTGCCGATAATTCGAGGGTCATTTCATTAGGGAGAATCGCATATGGAGAAAGTGTCAGAGCTGGACGCAGTGGTTTTGCGAAATGTCTCAGAGAGGGTCGTAAGTTTAAGATTCTCTTTTGCATGATTCTCCCAAAATTGTTTAGCTCTATTGAGAGCATTTAATCTTAATTCTTTTGCAGCTTTTGCTCGTGAACTTCTCGCTTTATAAATCTCATCTTTCAATTCAGTAGGAAGCTTGCGCCAACATTTATCGCACGCATAACGGCGTCCGAAGATTCTCTTATCGCAAGCCGGACAATAAGGAGAATGGTTCATGTCTTTAGATGCCAAGTCCCGCGAACACCAGGGGCGCCTTGCGAGCAATCCATTTTAATCACATCACCTTCGGAAAAGAATACACGAAGATTTAAAATCTGATTTCCGTTCGCGTCCAAACCTACAATCTTGGTGATTATTCCAGGACCAATGTTTGGGACGACACTCGCGTCAGCGTCAAAGTGCATGGTGTAAAGAACAATATCCCCTACATTCATTTAATCCTCCGTTGGTTTATAAGGCTTGTAATGGTGATGACCATGATGATGGTGCCCGTGATGTCTACGGTGATGACGATGTCTACCGTACTTCAAATTTTCTGGCATGAAATAATCATGGCACGGACAAAAGGCTGGAGTTTTGCGTCCGTGCCAATTGACTCCTTGTTCAGGCTTTTCGAGAGAATCTAAATGATAGACGAACATTTGAGGCAAAAGAATACGATTAGCGCGAGGCCATTGGATCGCAAACATCACATCGGAATGCTCCGAGCTTGCGCCGCTGCCAGGGTAAAATCTTTTCTGACTACGATGCCATAATTGAAAATAACCAATAGGTGTATAACCGTAATCTCCATGTAAAAGTCTTGCGCCAAAATCCAATTCAGGATGAGCCCAAACATGACAGCCGTTTTGGAATTGTGGGACGAGAGAATCTTTTACTTTTTTCCACTTCTCCCAACCGTTCACGTTAAGCCTGTCGGCACCGTAGAGATTTTCAGCACTTGGTTTTGCAGCACCAAGAGTCCAGCGGAAGCGATGAGGTAAAATAACGTCAGCGTCCATTTGCAAAAGCCACTCATCATGTCTGCAGTGGTTAAGTGCTACGTTGATCCCGCGACCTTTGTTAAACTTATCGCCGTGCTCTGTAAACACGTCGGTGTCAACGCACACGACACCATAATAATTGCAAATATCTTTGGTTGCTTTGTCAGTCGGTGAAGTTACAACGACGACGTGGTCTAAATGCTGAAGATTCTCCGGCAGAGTATGTGCTAGAAAATCAGCGTGATTTACACAAGTAATGACAGCTTCAATTCTCACCAGGTCACGTCCTAAAAATAAAAAGCCAGCGCGGAATTGCAACTGGCTACGAAAGAGCCGAAAATTAGAACGGTACAGCAGCAGCACACGCAGTCGCTAAGGCAGCACTTACACCGTCGCTAACCGAGACGGAGCAGCCCCAAGCCGCAGGGACGGCACCGTTGACGATAGAATTGATAGCGTCGATTCCAATTGGACAAACCAAATCACCGACGATACCTTTCATTTTACCTTTACCTTTAAGCTCTTTCACTTGCGATTGTACCGAAGCAGTCGAGCAAATATTAATAGCGCTTAGTTTATTTGCGATGCTGGCTGAGATTGCTGCTTGGTTTGAACAGCTTAAGACTGTCGCGATGCTGGCTGCAAATGCTGTGTTCAGAGATGACTCAACCGCACAGCCGACTACTTGGATCGGATTGACCGGTGCCGCAGTCGTACATGAGACAAGTGACGCAAGTCCAAGAGCGCAAAGTACCAATAACATTCGCATAAATTCCCCTTTTTAGTATTTTATGAATGAACGAATAAAGAGTCCGACGAGATGCCAATAAATTGCAAGCAAAATCTTTGTCATGTTACTTCCCAAAGAAAATCAGGACCGCGAAGGTAACTGCAGCATTAATAGCAATCACCCCGCCAGTCCAAAGGAATTTGAATTTTTTAAGGTTATCTATCTCGTCCATTAAATCCCTGTGGCGCGCTTCACTGCTGAGTTCGAGCTTATCAAATATCTCATCGATGCGGTTAAACTTTGCAGTCGTAGCATCGATGAAAAAATCTACAACGTCTCTCCTGTCCGTCATAAAGTCATCCTAGTTAAACAAAGCTTATTGGTAATGTTCAGTGATATACACGTAACCGCCGACCCCTGCAGCTCCTGCTGAACCATTAGTTGAACCTGAATTTCCGCCGCCGCCGGTGCCGATCACATATGGGAAGGTCTGCGCTGCAGTCGGTATAATGACGACTTTAGCGTAACCGCCAGCGCTGCCGCCTATGCCTCCATAAGTTCCAGCTGCTTGAGTTGCGCCGCCGCCTGCTCCACCAGAGCCGTAACCGGTACCCGTCACACCAATAGCATTTCCATCGCCGCCAATACCGCCTTGCCCTAGTGGAGTTGAGCCACCGTTACCACCTAAAGGAGAAGTCGCATTGGCGCCTATAGACCCAGCGCTTCCCCCTCCACCATTCATCAAAAGTTGAATTAGAAACGCGGACGACGCGGTTACTACAGGTGTACCGCCAAGGGGCGGTGTCAGGCCAAGACCTGCTCCGACACCGTTGTTGAGGAAAATATTTGCTCCAAACAGAGTGAATGTACCCGACGAACCAGCAGCACCAGCTCCTCCGCCAACACCTGTTCCGCCGCCTCCGCCTCCTGCCCCTCCACCTACACCATCAAATTCCAGCCAGAGGACGTTTGCTGGCGTCGTGTAGTTGTCATAGGAGACGTTAGCTGATGAGGTGATGTTGGCGCCGTAGGCCGACGTTGTTTTATTGCAATGGTTACCTGACGTCGCACCAGAAGAATAAGTTAGGGTTTGAGCGCCTGCACTCGGCGCACTTGTTCCACTCATGATGATTTGCGTGGCGCTTGAGGTGACGCCATAGGCGACCGTGAACGAGTGTCCATTATTGGTGTAAACACAGCCGACACTCACCACGTCGGCGAGGCCGGACACAGTGAACACGTAGCCTACGAGTGATGAACCGAAGCCGCCTGTACCGGTTCCTGTCGCAGTCGCGTAGCTGACTGTTGGTGCGGTTAAAATCGTGGTGTTTCCAGCTATGCTCCCTAGAGCAATAGTGCCTGATGTGGTGATTGATCCGCCAGTTAACGGCGCTGTGGTCGCGATACTGGTAACGGTGCCGGTTCCGCCGAGACCTGCTTGAATAGCTCCATAAGTCCAATTCCAAGACGCGGTCCCAGTACCTCCAGAGGGATTGATGCAAGTAAGCACGAGCTGTGTATTGGCGGCCATCGCTTGGACTGTATTGCCACCTGAAGTTTTAACGGTTGTCGTATTGCTGGATTGGTTGATGATCGTAGTGGACCAAACATAAGTCGCACCGAGAGTCGTCGCGACCGGTAGATTGATCTGTTGCGCTGTCGAGCCTGTGATTCCTTGAACTTGAGCACTTCCAACAACGAGAGTAATTGGAGACGCTGAAGAAATTGTACTTAGAAAGCCAGGTAAATAGTTATTGGCAGAAAAATTTAAACTCGCATCCCAACCTGCAGTCGTCGACGCAGCAGGTGTTGCGGTAGCGCCTGTCATCGCTTGAGTGATCGCACCATTGGCGATTGCAGTCCCGTTACCGGTAGAAGTCACTGGACCGGTAAGATTAGCGTTCGTCGTGACAGTGGCAGCAAGAGTCGCATTACCTGCCGTTAAACTCGCCGCTGTACCTGTCAAATTGGTAGCGACTCCTGACGCTGGAGTACCTAGAGCGGGTGCTACTAAAGTCTTATTACTTAGTGTGTCAGTGCTCGCTCTACCGACTAAAGTGTCAGTTGCCGCAGGCATGCTCCAAACTTTGGTTCTGTCTGGTGATTTAACCTGATCGCCAATAAGCGGTGACGTCGCTTGTGCAACAGTTGAGAAAACCAATAGCAATAATATTAAATAATATTTCATACTTCGCTCCAAACGCTTCCATCATAAACAAACGTTGATTTTGATTTGTTAAAGAACCAAATCTCAGTTTTACCATCTTTTAATTCAAAGCCGTTACCGTCGACAATGCGTACGGTATTGGTATCGCTAGTTCCAATTAACGCGAGTTTCTGACCGACTTTGGAACCAGCTTGGATCTGAAGACCTGCGGCGCTGGTCAAGTCAATTGCTCCGCCGTTACCTTGTATCCACTCGACGTTCTCATAAGCAGTGCCGAGAAATGGAATTCCTAAAGCGAGCGTCACACCATAGGGTCCGGCTTTGGTCGTCGATTGTAAATTGGGAGCGGCTACACTTGCCGCACTTGCTGCCGCTGCCGTTGCAGAAGCCGCTGCCGCTGTGGCACTCGCTGCACTTGCCGTAACGGCTCCGAGAATAGACGCTGCACTCGCAGCGCTCGCTGTAGCGCTCGTAGCGCTCGCTGTAGCGCTCGTAGCTGCCGCATTTTGAGACACCAAAGCTGCTGCCGCACTGACCGCCGCCGCTGCTTGAGATGCTGCTGCAAGGACCTGACTAGCCGCCGCCGCTGCGGCAGAAGCTCCTGCACTAGAAGATGAAGCTGCACTTGCCGCTGCCGCTGTAGCACTCAATGCTGCTGCTGTGGCAGAAGCGGCACTCGCGGTTGCACTAACTGCCGCTGCCGCTGCACTCGCTGCCGTGGTTGCAACCGCTGCGAAAGCATTGGCAAGATTGGTTAAAGTCGGCCATGTAGAGACTGGTGCAAAACCAGATCCGTCTGCTGCCGTAACGGGAACTTGACTCAGTGCTGTGTGCATCCCTGGAGGGAGCGTCGGGTTGAAAACTGTAGGGTCATCTGCGTCATGAAGTTTAACACTTCTCGTTACCAAATAAATAGCTCGGCAGATTGGTCCAGTAATGTAGTCGAGCGCTTGCTCAAAAAGTGAAAGAGTGAAATCAAATTTATTTTTAAAACTGTTAGGTTGCGTTGGTGCATCGTTGGCCAAAAGGAAAAGAAGAGTGTTCCCGCTTGCGAGGTTTGCTAAAAGTGTAACCGTACCGCCGCCATTGATCGGATCAAAGACAACACCGGAAACAAAGACACTGGTATCAGTTCCTCTAACACTTTGAAGTTGAATAAGACCTGTCGGGTCCATTTCAATTACCAGCAATTGATTCAGAGATTGGATAAGAAAATCAAACGTATAGATCGCTAGATTCCCTGCGCCTGTGTAGGAGTCTCTGACTTTATATGCTGGTATCGACATTTGATAATCCTTTAGGCTTTAAGTTTATTTGTCAACGTGAGAAGGCGCTATTTGATTTCTCAGGACTTTGGCTTGATCAACGGCTTGTTGCATCTGAGTGTGACCGGTCTTTCTTTCTTCCCACATCTTTTTAATTTGTTCGTCTTCGGTAAGATCTTTTTGATCATCGTTTTTGGTTACGAATCGATCAAGCGTGTGCAAAAGACCATCGGCTACTTGCTTGCCGTTTGGCGCCAACGGTTGACCATTTTGATCAGCCTGGTCTATGTATTTGTAAATTTTTGCAGCAGTACCGACAGGGATACCTCCAAGAAATAAGCCTGTCGTACTCGCTAAAGCTTTTATTTGCGCAGGTTTAATTGCATCTGCCGCTTCGCTAAAGTCATAGCCGTCTTTCATATTGGTGTACATATCGAGTCCGGCTTTACCGACAGTCATCATGTCGTTAATCGCGGCTAAATGCAGAGTTGAAAGTTCAGCCGTTCCTTTTTTATCGTGCGCCCATTTGATACCATTGATTATATCTCTCACTCCTGGAACATGTTGCGCGAAGGCTTCTTCAGCTAAAGATGCGACACCTTTTGGAGATGCTACAAAACCCGGAATGCGCGATAATGTTTGACTCATTGAAAGCGATTGATCAGGATCGTCATCGTCTGTCTTAAGCGGATTGTTTCCGTGGACCCAACCTTTGTACATAAGACCGACCATCGAGAGAACCATAAGCCTTGCAGCACGGTCCCCAGCGTCTCTAAATGCCACGCGAGAGCCTGCTGAGTCTCCAGATTGCGCCGCCTCAATTGACTTAGTCACATCAAAACCGATATTCCTAACACTTTGAAGATTGGAATTTAGAGAGTTCCTAGCGATGTTAAAGAACTGACCAAAGAGTCGCATCGGATAGGTTTTTTGAATCGAAGCTTTATCAAGACCGCCGCCTGCCATTGTAGAAGTAAAATTCATTTCAGCAGAGTAAGCTTTGGCAGCGGAATGCCTTTCGGCGTCTGTCATAGCGGTGACTTTTTCTATTGAATGACCTGGAGCTTCGCCTGCGATAAATTGGTTATAAGCACCAATGGCGGAAACCATTTGCGTCGTTAAATTCGCAAGACCGATCGTCTTAGCAAAGATTTGTTTAATGGCGCCTTCTTGAAAATTCTTCGCGGCGTTGTAACCTTTATTTGCAAAGAGTCTTTTTTGCGGAAGCATTTCCATCAGCGCGTTAGATGTAAAGTCGTCAATCCCTTCACGATGTGATTCTATTGTCGGGCTAAGTTCGGCTGCGAATTTATACATTTCTCCGAAGTGTTGCCAATTCAAAGGGTTGGTTATTTTTGCTGCTGCAGCGATAAGATGTTTTCCGCCTGACGCAATTCCCATCTTATTGAGAACCTGCAAATAAGAACCAAAATGCATCAGAGTTGATGATACACTTCCGACCAAATAATCAACTGCTTTTGCACCCTCAATGGTTCGCAAGGTGCCGTTGACCCAACGGTGATGATCGGCGTCGAGCGCCATGTTAGTGGCCGAAATAGATTTTGTCGCTGCTGCGACTGCGTTGACTGCGGTCACATATTTGTCAGGTCCGACAATTGATTGAATGTCGTGAGCAATCGATTTGTCATTTAAAAGTGACATCGTATCGGCGACCGGCACGCGCATCGTTAAATCATAAATCACATGCTCCAAACCTGCCGCCAACATTCGCGGATCTAGGTTTACCTGCCACTTGGAGCCGACGCGGTCTTTAGTAAAAGGACTGGTCACAATACCGTCGTGTGTGCGATCGGCTTGATCAAACACGGCTCTGTCAGTTCCGGCTGCTTGGAATTGTTTTGCGGTGTTAACTCTTAGCGCTTCACCGCTCGTGTCGAGAAGATAATTAAGCGGCATGTGACCGCCTTCATAAGTCTGCCCATGAGCTTCAAATGACTTCGGAATTGTAAAATCTAAATCTCTTCCTGTCGTGGCTTTTTCGAGCGCTCCAATTCTTGGAACAAACGATTTAAAAATATTCCAGGTCCCTTGAGCCCAATCAAAAGCTTCCTTTGGTAATTCGCGCTCATAAACTTTTCTAAACGTATCTTCAGAGACATTGAAATTCTCTTTTGATTTAATGTTTTCTTGGTTTCCCATATGAAGGAGACCCATGAGAAGATCTAGCTTGGTGAGATTGCCGTTTTTCAATCCCGGGACATTTTTAAATTCAGGAACATAAACTTTTTCAACTCCAAGAGTTTTAAATCCTGGACCGTATGCTTTTGCGAGTCTGCGCTGCTCCTCTAGAACGGAAGCTGACAATTTAGTTGTCGCGGTGTCGCCCATTCCAGTGTTCTCGAATTTACCAATACCTCGCAAACGATGAACGAGAAGCTCAGACCATGGTCCTGCTAGAACTCCCTTGTCGAGTTCAAAAGCTATGAATTGCAAGTTCTTAACGGTCTGACCTGCTTTAGAGAGCCAGTTACCTATTTTCTCTTGAGGTGAAATTAGACCCTGACCTTTGTCGGCACGAGTCTCATCATAGGCCGGATGAGAAATAGCCAATTCATGAAACGCGTCGGCCACTTGTGATGTCGTCTCACCGTCGTGAGCGTCGAGAAGTTTGTTTTTAAATTTAGCAGCGGTATAAACTTCACGCATTTTGTCAGCGAGATAAAGATATTGTTCAGTCGTTAAATCTTTCGCTGAAGTTTGCGTCGTCAACCAAGACTTGACTTCATCTGGAATTTGAAAATCCCCTTTGGCTTGTGATGCCATTTTGTCTGCGAACTTGCGATACGAATCAGACTTCGATTGACCTTTTTGATTCTTATCGAAATTAAAGACATCAAGAATTTCATTGATTGCATTTTTATAAAGTGCTCCGGCTTTATCCAACACTGCCTGCGAACGATCTGATTTAAGTGAAACGACAAAGTCTGTAGCCTTGTTTACTTTAGCTATAGCTATAGTCGTTTCTTTTGCGTTTTGCACGTTCTGCGCGGCATTCTGTTTTTGCGTGAAGGCTTCTTCCACTTTGTTATCTAAAATTGCATTTACTGCTAGACGCTGAGATTTTCTCTCGCCAACTTTCCATTGGTTGATATTAAGATCTTTTACGGCAGTCGTATTAATTGTGTCTTTGGCTTTGATTTGAAGATCGTCAATAGTTGGAAGCGGCAGTGCAATGCGTTTGATTCCGGCTTTAACCGCACTCCAGGATTTATCCAATAACAATTTCATTTCAGCTAAATGATTGGCCGTCATCTTATTATAGGCTTCTGAAATGGCCGTTTTATTCCAATCAGTCCAAGCTTCCGCGTGAGCTTCATCGCTAGGAAGACTTGCGTTCTTAGCGTGCTCAACTGACTGCTCTCTTGTTGGTGTCGATGAGAGAATACTAAGAAGCTCACCGATATCTTTTACTCCCATCGCAGTCGCAGCATCAGAACCAGAGACGCCGCCTTTGGCAAAAACCTTACGAGCTTTAAGTGCCTCATCGCCTTTGAATTGATCCATAACTTCTTTAGGGACTGTTTTCGGATCAATTGAGAATATAGGTCGACCGCGTTTCGCTAGACTTTGCTGATTCTCACTCAATTCGCCGACTGGCTTATTACCGAGGAAATTTTCTACTACGTCGACATCCGTATTATGCTGTAACGAATGAAGCTCTCTTTGCTTTTCATCTTCTTGAGCGTTTTCGACAACTACGTCTTTTACCTGTTCACGCTCCGCGCTTGCATTTTCATTGATGGCTTTTACGACACCCTCTCTAGCTTCACGGCTTGCGGCATTTACTTTATCGACTTCAGATTTAGGGAGAACGCCTTCGATTTCTTTGGTGAAAGTAGGTTGATTTAAATAATCCGCTTCGTTGAAAATATCCTCATCTTTTATGCGAGCGTTAGGTTTAGCTTTTTTAAGTTCCTCAATGCGAGCTTGAGAATCATCGATAACTTTTTTACGCTTAACGATTTGATCTTCAAGCTGTTGGCGCGTAACTTCTTTGTCATCGTTTAACTTAACTTTTTGTGTCTCATCGTTACCTTTAAATTCCTGAAGACTTTTCTCGTCGCTTTCGATTTGAGTTTTCTGAAAATCAATCGCTGTTTCATGTCCTTTGATTCTCTCGACTACTTGATCGCTGAGAGCGCTGTTTGGATCAACCTTAGCTTCGATTGCGCCGTTTGATGTCCCTGGAGCATTTTTCAATATCGTTTGTCGTTTAGCTTCGGCTTCACGGAAAGCATTCATGTACTCGTTAGCGCTTAAACCTTCAGGCTCAACTTTGGCGAGACCGCTCATCTCCGGGTTTTCATCGACGAGATTTAAGAATTTATGAGTATCGATTTTCAAAGGTGAATTGGCTTCCGCAACTCCGTCGTCACCGAGGATTGCTCTAACTTTAGCTGCTTTATCTGGCGTTGAAGCCATTGCGGTCAGCTCTTCAGGGTTTACCCAAACGTGCGGTATACCATGATCCTCGGCCACTTGCTGTCTGAAAGTGTCTAGCTGATGCGGGACGAGTTTTTTAATATTGGTGTCTTTGGACATCGCACTGATTTGAGCAAGTGCAATTTGGAGCGTTAGAGCCTGATTACCACGAGCATCGATAGGAAATTTCATTTGCTCGCCAACAAGATCGCTCGTATTTGAGGTCGCGTCATCTTTTGGTGTCAGAGGCGTTTCTTTAGGAAGAGTTTTACCTCGACCTAGAGTCTCGCCTTTAACCATTCCCATTACGTCGCCAGCCATCGTCATCGTTGGTGCCATGAGTCCGCCGACAACAGCCGTCTCGGCGACGCGCGGCGCGTTCTTGTCCCATTCTCGCACTGCCGTTAGAAGCCCATTGATAAGACTTGATTGCGTACCGTCCCAAGATTTACCTGTCTCTTCTGAAACGATTTTAATGGCTTCTTGAGAGCCTCCACCAACCGCGCCGATCAACGATGACTGACCGAGAGTCTTAACGAGAGCGAGCATTGCGGAATTCTCAGGTGCGAGAAGTGCTTTCGTTGCTGTCCTCGGATTAAGAATATTTTTAAGCCAGGGGACAGTTTGAGCGATTCCGTAATGAGCACCAAGACCGACCGCAGCCATAAGGAAGCCGCCACCCTTAGCGATAGCTCGTTTGGTATCGTCTGGAATGTTTTGATTTATCTGTGATCCGCCTGGTCCTGCAATCGAAGAATTAGAAAGAGTCTGATAAATCTGACCGACCGATTGTCGATATTGATCCATCATTCCTGCAACGAGAGTTCCGTGTACAAAACCTGTCGCTGCTCCACCAGGAGCCAAAGCTGCTGCACCTGCTGGACCGCCAAATAAAAGTCCCATAGCTCCAGCGCCGCCAGCTTCAACTGCACTAATACTTCCAATGGTTTTATAGTTATCGAGCAGTCCATGGATGTAATCCCAAGACCCCGCAGCAACCTGAGACGGTACTGTTTGCAAAAACCCTTCACCGTCAGGATTAAATTGCGTAAGAGACTTCTCAAGCCACATTTGCTTGATCTCTTCGTCTGGAGATAATTTTTCACCTTGAGCTTGCCTGTAATAATAATTATTTAATTCTCGATTTATGTTTGAACCGCGAATAGCCATTGCTGCCTGTGGCCATAAACTTTCGATTGCGTTCAAATGATTGAGGTCGTTGCTCGGCGGACCTTTGTCTCCAAAACCTGTGTCTTCGCCTGCCGCATAAGGAGCTTTTAAAAGTGCCGCGTGCTCGCCAGATTGCGCTGCGAGTTGAGCGACTCTAGGCATGGCAGTAAAATTAACTGATTTATCAATTGCATCAGTTAACGTCGGACCCATGCTTTTGACTTGGTCTGGAGGGGTATCAGTAAATACTCCGAGATTGATATTTTTAGCCGCATCTGCTGCGCTAGAATCAGACACGTTCATTACTGGAGTTATATCTTGCTCGATCATTTTTTATTTTTCTTCGTATAGAAATCTGAGAGTTGAGCCGCATTTGGCGCAGTCGCTCCAGGATTAGCCAGTTCATAATCATTAAGTAATTTCGCTTTATCGGCAGTATTTAAAGAACTCCACGGAGAAGTATTTTGCGGCACAAGCGGTTTCAATGTTGTCGGAGCACCGATTGACGGCACTAGAGATCCTGGCGCGCCAAAAAAATTATCTAAAATTCCGCTATTTCCGGCTTGCTGTTTTTTGAGAACAGCCTGTGCGAGAAGTTCTTTCACCTTAGCGTCACGTTCTTGGAGTGTACTATTTTTCGGAATGACACCTTGTTGATTGGCCGTAGTAGAAAGATCATTGAAAAGAGCTTTACTTGACGGGGTTAAATCGTGAGTGCCTGGAGCGTATTTTATCAACCGCGAATTCATCGCTTGATCAAAAAGCATCTTATTAAAATTCGCGGTCCTAGCTCTTTGCTCACCGCTGGAATCTGCCGATTGACTTTGATATTGATGATCCATCATTGCGGCGAATTCTTTGTTTGCGCCGCCTTTCATGAGTTCAAAATCAGAAGGAGAAAGTTTAGATAAACCATCATCGCTTCGCAGAGCTTGCCAATAATTAGTAGCAGTTGAGATATTGGTTTCATCCGGGCGTTCAATCATAGCCTTGAGAGCTTTTTTCTCAGCAGGATTTGTAATGTTGTCGTACGCACCTTTAAATTTAGGATCAAGCATCGCAGCTTCGAAATTCTTCGGCGTCGTGCCGGGATCGCCTTGCAAACTGCCGCTGAGTGTATCGTAGGCGCGATTGTAATTGTCTTTTGATCTGGCTGTTTTCATTTCTTCAATGTTGCGCGATTGATTGCCAAGTAAATCAATAGCTTTCATTTTGGCAGCGACTTGATTATCTCCACCTAGCAGTTTGTTGATCAACGGAATTTGTTGCTCTGGAGAAACTCTTTGCGCCTGTGCGAAAGCCTGCTGTGCTTGTTGAGTGACGTCAGCTTCTGTAATGGCTTTTTTAACTACCGGCGCATTCACTGGATCAATTGAGTCTTTATAAAACTCCGCCATTTGTTTTGCTAAATTCAAAGACTCAGGAGTTCCGGTATCGGTCAAAACTTTTATGCCGTCTGTGACCGCAGCACTTTGACCTTGATTGATTTTCCATTGCGTAGCTTGACCAATCTTCACGCCGGTCATCACGCCGCCGACAGAGACCATCGTACCGTTGGGATCTGGGAGCACGCTGCCGTTACGAAGACCGGCCTCAACTATATGACTTGTTCTAACGGCGGCTTGATTTTGAAACTCAGCTAATGGGTTATCAGGGTTTGAAAGTGCTCCGACCATATTGCTCTGATCGAGTTTATCAGTCGCATCAGCTACATTATTCTGATAAGTCCCGTATTGTTTACCGTACTCAGCGAGACGTTTGTCATAGAGCATATTGTTAACTTGACTCAACATGTTTCGCGTATAAGCCAACGTCTCAGGATCAGCACCTTGGATTTTATTTCCCGCTCCATCAACCGGACTCGCCGCGAGATCCTGAAGTCTTTTATTCATTCGCTGATCGAAGTCAGCGTAAGCCTTGGTCGGGTCGCCCTGTTGGTTTATGAGCCCTAGCGTCGCCGCGCGCGCAGGTGTCCCATCAGAGCCGTCATTACCTGCATCACCGTAAATGCCGCGCTTGTACTCGGTCTCGAAAGTATTCTTTGTCGTGGTTGCGGTGAGAATCGACGCATTCTTTTTCATGAGCCGATACATGTTCGCGCCAGCATCGCCTGCGTCTGCAATCGCATTGGTGTTGGCTGCGACTGTAGGTTCAGGGTTTGCTATTGGTGAATCGATGCGTCCGGCAGGTGCCGGTTGCGCAGGATCAGTTCTTTGAAGCTCTGGTAATTGAACTGCCATATATTTCCTTACGAACTAAAAATCTGTGTTAACGCCAAGACTGTAGCCTCGGCTATTGCCTAGACTCGACGTATTATTTACATCCCCTGTGACATCCGTACTTTGAGTAGCATCGACTTTTTTATTCGAATTAGAATACCCACTAAGGCCAGTTTTAAGTCCACTAGCGATACCCTGAGTAATCGCACCTTGCGCTGCTATGCCGCCTTGGAGTGCTTGCATTGAGCCTTGGAGAATTGAATTTCTCGACTGTTGCTCAAACCCTAAAGCTTTAGCTCTTGCTTGGTTTTGAATATCAATCGTATTCATGACGCTCAAAACTTTCGTATCGGCTTGAACTTGTCCCGCTGTGCCAAAATCAACATTCTCACCTTCGCCCGCAAGCTCTTCTCGCTGCGCTCCAATGGTTTTATCAACGACATCAGCATACCTAGAGACCTCGGTGTAACCCATTGTGGTTGCGTTGTAAGCGTCCAAATCCGCGTACTTAGCGTTGAGGTTCGCTTCTTGTTGATTGAGTGCGGCGTTCCCTTGGATGAGCGAAGCTTGCTGAAGGCTGCTGCCGACTTGAAACGCTCCGACTCCAACTGCTACCCAAGACATATTTTCTCCTCGACTTCGGAATAGTCTTTGGCAATGAATTCATGCTCAATCACCGTGAGATTGGTCTCAGCGGTGCCGTGAAACGTGGTCCAGATCGTATCCTCGTGCGCAAAAATAACTCTCTTGGCTCCAGGGGATGAGATGAAAGTAAATGGAGCTTTCACCTTTATATAACCGTCCACTGAAAGAACCGAGACCTCACCTGAGCTAATGACGTTCATAGTTTGGTGCTTGTGGATTTTCCCAATAATGACAGAACCTTTTTCGATTAAAATCTCTCGACCGTAAACTTTATGCGCATAAAAATGCCGAACTGGGATTTCCAATTGCGGAAGTTTCGCCATGTAATCTTCAAGTGATTTGATCCAGTGGCGAAGCTCGACTTTGGAGAGAGTCTTGGCTTTATCAAAACTTATCGCTAGCATTTCGTTTTTACTCATCGTCTCAAATCCTCTACGTCTGGGATAATTGAGAGGATCTCAAAATGAAACGGATCAACTTGTCTGAGTGCTATTTTCCCATTTGATTTCCAATCTCCGGGAATAGTCACCTCAACCCGTTTAGTCACTGGAGCTTGGTATCTGTTGCCGATAATCGGATTGGTGTCTTGATAATTGACATCGTATTTAGCAATGTCTTGCATGCCTATTAATCCATTAGCGTTTCCAGTTCCGCCGTCGCCGCCTGAATAAGGGAAATCGTAACTGACATAAAGACCGCGAGAGTTTAATAATTTTACATACATTTTATTTACTATTTTAGATTCAAGGAAAACAGGTCGCCCGTCGATCGTGTCAATGTCGAGCGTCTTAACGTCCATGATATAAGGGAGACCGACGTACATTATCGCAGCACTTAAACCTGTAGGGAGATTAAAGGCACCTGCTGTAACTGTCGTGACAGGGTAACTCTCAACATCGTTGTTAGGCGATGAAACCAAAAAGCCATCGACTATGACCGCAGGCTTAAGACCATTCAAATGTGTACAAACTAAAAGCGCAGAAGGCCAACTTGTGACCGTCGCATATAAATTAAATCCGCTAGCTTGCGCTGATGGGAAAAGACAAGACGGTTGAACTGTAACTGAATTGCTACTCGCGCGAGCGGTGATCACCAAATCAACAGAAGTACCATCGGTAACATCAAAAAATCTAAATCTTGTCCCTACGACGCCGCTCAAATATCTGTGCCCATCAGTATTCTGTACTGCAGGGAACAAAGCAGAAGTACCACAAGTCAAAGTGAGCGGACCACTCCACGGTCCTGCCGCAACCGGAGTCAAAGCGAAAACATCCGTCCCTGCCAGATTAGAATTCAAAAGACCGTTGTAGATAGCGATTGAGTCCATAGCTGCGATCGGAGGATTTTTATCAGCCTCAGTGTTCACGGCTTTGACTGCCGCCGTTATATAACGAGCAACATTTATCTCGACATTTCGTACACCGTTGTTGTTTACCAAGAAAAGAGTTTGTTCTGGTATTCCAGTTCCTGCGACCGCCTCGACTAGAAATTGCGAATCGCCACGAGTCCAAGCTTGCATCTTCTCTGCCGGATCGTAAGTGAGACTTCCGAATGTACCATCGTTGAACACGACCCAAAGAAGCGGAATCTCACCTGATTGAAACGCCCAACTAACGACCTGACGACCTAGGAATAAATGGTTACTGTAGACGCTGATGTCTTCAGCCGAAAAAGTTCCCATTTGTAAAGACCAATTAAATGATCTAATCGCATTACTGCTAGCATCTAGAAAAAGTAAACCGCCAGAGGTTTTTATCGCTGGAAGATTTGGGGCAATGACCCAATTACCTTTTTGAATTAAAGCGGTATTACCTGGAGCAAGCGCTCCACCATTAGCGAATATCCCAACTCCCGTGAAAACCACAAGACCATTGAAATCTGCCATTCTTAGAATATTTGCAGTCCCTGATGAGCCTGCAAGAAATGCTAAAGTAGAAGCACCATTAAGAGGGTAGTCGACTGTGAAATTATTTTGATAACCCGGACGACTAGCGAATAAAGTTTCTAAATTAGCATTCCCACCTTCAGATAATATCAATCTCTGTTGGTAAACGATTCCTGTTTTAGAATTCATTCCACTAATCGATCCGACATCTGTAGAAACAAGTGTCGGAGGAGAATGAGTGTAATCCGCAGCGCCACCATAATCAGTAAACGAAAATTGAGTGTTACCGCCTGAAATAGTGGGAATGGAAACAGAGCCTACAAATCCATACGCTCCGGCTCCTGTCGGTCGCCTATAGACATTCATTGCAGTAATGCCGCCGACAGTCGCAGCTTGACCTTGAACCAAAAGACTCTGACCTGCCGCTATCGGTAATAAAGCTCCGTCGATAGCATCACCAGAAGCTAGAGTTTCCTGACCGTTGACAATAAAAGTAACGACATAATCCACACCGTAACCAAAGGTGCCAGATCCAGAGTCAGCTATATTGAAAATAGTCGGAGGTGTAGGAAGTGCAAAGATGCCGGTTGCAAGAGCGCCAGTCGTCCAATTCATTTTTTGCGTAGCCACACCGCTATAAAATATATAAACAAATTGACCGCTGGTTTCGAAATGAACATTCGAATAATCAGTTAATGTTAGCGATTGAGAATTATCAGCGACTAAAGAATAAGAAAAAACGCCAGCGGAATTTACAATTGAGTAAGTGCGAACGTACCCGTAGCCAAGCTCAATCCAACAGCCGGAATTAGGCGGAGAATAGATCATGACTTTTTTATTATCAGTTTTGGTCTTCACCAATTGTTGACGACCAGGACGGGAGACAATGCGACCTGATTTTCCAATCAACACGTTGCGAGCGGTATAAAGACCTGATTGGAATTTCTCCAGCGTGATCCGCTCTTGAAGTGCCGGATCTAATTCACCTGCTGAAAAACTAGCCTGAGTGTGTAAACCCATTAATAAAAACTCGTTCTTTCCAAAACAAATTCAGATTCGATTTGCTCGCTTACAAAATTGAAATTCTCTCTCGCGTCGAGAGCTTGTGCGTCAGCTTTGGTTTGAACGAATTTTTTCTCAATGGCTTGAATCAGTGCTGCAGCTCCCTTACCTGTCACCAGCGGTGCCGAGAGAATAGCTAGCCTTTGAGCCACGGCAAGAGCTGCCGTCGCAGGAAGCATGCTCTCAGAGATGCTATTGGGGATGTATTCGCCTATCGCGCAATCGTGGTTTGCGAAGATGACTCTTTGACCGTTAAACACTCCAACGAGCTTCGGATGATGCGTTGCCTTACAATCGACTACGACGTGTGATTGGATGCGCCTAAAAAATACGCAATCTGCTGGATATTGATAGGCATATTTCCAGTGTTTAATCGGACACGTTGCAACCAATGCAAGCACGGCTTGAGTCGAGGTCGCATTAAGATCCATCGTTTCGAGAGTTGACCAAAAAGCCATGTTGTAATTAGTCAACAGGACTTTGGCTTCATTGGATGTGTCGGTGTCGGCATTAGTGATTCGACGGACGAGGAGAAGTTCATTTAGAGCTAAGTTAAAAATATCAGCTTTAGCGAACATTCTCCCGCCTTCCTTCAGCGGGCTTTATTTACCCGATCTGATTTTTTCTTTCGCCGCTGCTTGCAGCGCTTCGTGTTTTTTCTGAATGACAGGGTCTAAGCACCTCATCCAAAAACCTAAACGCGACATGTCTTTTATCTCAAACTCATCGCCCGGGGACAAACGATTCTGTTGATAAAAACCTTCCTGAATGGCGACAACTTTGATCCCTTGACCTCGACGAATGATTGGAGCTTCCATTCCTTCGCTTTGAGATCCACTAATGCCTGGAACTCCAGGGTTAGAATGATCAAAAATCGGAGACGGCATTTGCGGCGCTGATTCTTCTTCTGCGCTGGGTAGCGCAGGCATTCCACGATTGTTTTCCAAAACTCAACTCCTCGGTTATACCAGCGCGTCCACGACTTTGGGAAACGAACGGTAGTATGGTAGCTCGTCCGCTGGCATCAGATAAACATCCAATGTCACCGTGGTCGTTCCGCCGGTAGCCGTATTTCTAAAACCGATATATCGTCGAGTCAAGCAACCGAGAGGGACCGGTAATTCAACGTGGGACCCCAAGAACAGCGCGGCGGCGAGAACCGTCACAGTATTCAAACTGTCCACGTTGACAGTCAAAGCCGCATCATCAGCTTGAATCAATTCCATCGTGTGCGTTGAGCCTGCGCCCGCTGCAACCGTTGGAATGAGCAAGAGTGAGTACCTGCGACCGATGCTCAGATCAGTAGCAGCGACTAACTTGTCATACGAGTTCGTCGACACAGTCGCGGCACCTGTGAAGGCTTGCGCAACCGACAATTGATTCTGAATATCAAATCTCATACCCACATTCCTCCAAACTAGAATTTTAAAACACCAGAACCAAAAAGCGCAGGCAACCTGCGCCTCTCGAAATTAATAATTCTGATACGTAGAGTTCGTTACTTGAGACTCTGTGTTAAGCAGAGTGTCAGATCTACGAACCGGTCGACCTAAAAACATCAAAACTTGTTTTCCTTCGTAATTATCAAAAGTCAAACCTGCACCGGCAGTCACTTTAGAAAGTGCTTGCTTGTGGAGGAACGCTTCGATTGTACGGTTCACGTACCAAATACCTTTGCCGTTCTCAGGATTAAAGATCTTGTAAGAAGCAGAGATCATCAAATCGATCAGATCTGCCGCAGCGTTTCCGCTCTTCAGCAAAGTCACGTCGATATTGGCAATCCTAGCACCTTGACGATAATCCTTCACGACCAAACCGTGGTCGACTTCAAACTGCTCTTCGTAACCGTAGAACACGCCTGAGTTACCATTCTCATCGTTGGCCGTGATTTGAACGAGATTGCCGCCTTTGGAGCGATCAGTCCGTTTCAAACCTGCTTGGCTACCTGCCGGGTAAATCCCGAACATGGAGCGCTCACCCCAGTGAAGGAGCAAGATAGAAGTGTTGTTTGAGTTTACACCGCCGCCATCAATGACCTGAGCCGAGGTCGGTTCAGTCGAGAGAGTGGTTGAGTAAATGTCCATGAAGCCTGCGACTTTTCGAGTCGAGGTCGTGGGCGAGCCATAAATGGCAAGTTTCGCATGCTCGATTGCAGCCGCTTGAATATGACCTTGCGCCTGATTCCAACGGTTGTAAGCGATGCGATCGATACCGCCGCGCTGTGCAACCATTGCGTCCATAACCGATTTCGATTCAAAGTGAGCCGTGGTAAACTTGCGCTCTTCAACGAGTGACTTGCTCGAAGGGATCGGCTGGTTGGCTTTGCGGTAGTAAACGCTAGGGAGGTTGGACCGGATCTCTTCAACGTGACTTGTCCCCTCGTTCATTTGCATGTAGGGGATGTCGTTGAGCATCGGGTTCATTTGGAGGAGAACCTCGGCCACTTTGCCGATTTGCTTATTCTTTGATTTCGCAACATCAGCCAGTGTTAGGAGATACGCACCAAGAGCTGCCATTCAAATTCCTCCGTTTAATTTTTACTGATACATCTCTGGTAAAAAACCATATGGATCATCTTCTTTTTCGACTACTGGCGGTTTTATCGATTCTCCTAACGTCAACTTTTCAGTTCCGTAAAGAAGATCATACATCGCCAACAAGTCTCGCATGACATAAGGAGGCAGCTTTGTCCCACGCTCCGTCAACATTTTTTTTGTATTCGGCATATTTTGTTGCAAAACTTTTTCTGCCTTATGGACGTTAGACACGAAATTCTCACCGCCAAATTTTGGATCGGTTTTTAATTCTTGTTCCCAATCATCTCTCGTTTTCGCGGCTTGCTTCTCGACATTCTTCTGGAATTCGACTTTCTCATTCGCGCGAGAAGTAAGTTCTGCTTTACGATCGTCGAGCATTTCTTGTGCGGCCTCTTTTGTCACACCGTGTTTTTTTGCGTAAGTTAAAATCTTATTCGCTTCTTCAACCGGCAAGCCTTCAGTCTTGACCTCATAACCAAGTTCTATTTTAACGGGCGCAACCGGTGGAGTTACTACCGGTTCTTCTTTTACAACGGCGGGCTTAAGACCATATCCGCTGGCTGGCTCGATAGGTTTTTCTTCTGGTTTCTTCTCGACGGGCTTTGCTGCGGCGACTGGCGTTTTATCTCCCTCGGTCGCCTGGACTTTTTCGTAGCCGAGTTCGTCGTAGTTATCCCCTTCTCCTTCAGGCGCCGCACTAACCGCTGGAATGACCGGGACCACTGCGGGTTTGGACTCAACTGCTGGCGCTCCACCACCGGCTGCTCCTTCGCTAAGTTGTTCCAATATTAGCATCTTGATAAATCTGGGCATATCGTTCCTTTTCTATTTCCGCGAGCAAGGTTGCAGCAGCTACCGGATTGGCTTCCGATGCTAGCTTAAAAATGGAATTGCCTGCTCGCAAAAAACCAAGGCATTCCATTAGTTCATTACCTTCCAAGCCGATTGCCGGAAGCTGTGTAACTTGAAATTGATTAAATAAATATTTGAAAAACCCTCGACCTTCTTTGGTCGAAAGTACAGACCTGATATTCAAAAGAGCGTCCCGGTGTTCGAGGCGCTCTTTGATGTCTTCTTGAGATAGAGTTTCCATTAATACGTGAAGGCTACAGGACCGGCGCCAGCGGTGAAAGTCGTAGGCGGTTGAATAGGACCCATTGTTCCAAAACCGACGCTTGTGATCGTACCTGATAAGCCTGCGAACTGACCGACTGCAGGGATCGTATAGAACCTATCGGTTGTCCCGTTCATCATAAGTCCAATCCAGTAAACCTGCGGTCCTTTTACGTTAACAACTGCTGTAAATGGAACTTGTTGCCATGCACTCGTACCAGAACATAAAGTCCCTGCAACAGCACTTTGCTTAAGTAAATTCCCAAAGCTGTCCCAAATTCCAACAACGTATTTATTGGTTCCACAAGTGCCCGCATTGTTAACAGCTACACCTGTGAGAGTCGCATTTATAGGGATAAAAACTTGCGAAAGATAAAGGGTCGTGGCGACAGGAGCCGTCGATGTACCGGACGTCAGTGTCGGAGTAGGCCAAGTCGGAAAAGTCGTCATTGGTCCGGTGCCGCCAACTAACTGACCGATACCTCCGTTGAATGTCGCAGAACCTGAAACAGTCAGAGTGGTCACACTCGGAGAGCCGCTTACAGTCAGCGTTGCGCGGTCGTTGAATGTTTTTAAACAATTGGTCCCTGTGGAACAAATTATTCGATCAACAGTGCCGAGTTTAGTCGTACCGTTGTAAATCTCCACTCCTGCAAATACAGGAAGCGCAAGGAGCATTGTGAAAAGTAATGTTGATAACCGCATCTTAAAAATCTCCTTTATTGTTTCGCTGTCATTCCTGCATCTTTAGCGGCGCCCGCAACAGCCGGAAGAGTCTGCTCAAGCAGTTGTTGGCGCTGTTGTTGCATCTGCGCTTGCTGCCTCATCGCATCGACTTTTCCTTGCGGATTATTCAAACCACTTGGCAAATATAGTCGATCCTCAAAAATATCCGCGAGCTTGTCAACATTTACCTTGTCGGTGATTTTTTGCATCCCGGGAACTTGCGAGACCTGTTCGATCATCGCCATATACTGATTCACTGCCGGGAGATCGGCTGCCTTCAACGCTTGCGCGAAAACAGAAATAAATTCTGTGCGCATGAATTGACCAGCTAATCCTGGAGGCGGGGGCGGAAGAAATGGATCTTCGTACAGGACGTAATCCATTAAGAATTCAACCAACGGTAAGTTGTGCGACCAGTTCAAGGCTTGCAGCGTTGGACCAATAACCATTTGCTGCTCATGCACGACCGCAGTCGTCTCTGTCGCCGTACGAGTCTTTGGATTACGTGAGAGGTACATGAAATAATCAGAGTAGTAAAGTTTGTTTACCATCTCTCGTAAATCATCGACATCTTGAATTATTCCCTGAATCGCAGGGTTGATCTCAAAAATACTCCGCAACCCGCCGCCCGGTTTTGCAGACGATGGATCAAGCGGCACATAAGCGTTGGCCGCTGTCGTGATATACGATTTTCTTAAATTAGCTGGACCCTGCATCGGTGGACGCAGCATGTGCTCAAGAGCTTGATCTTTTCCGATCGCTTTTTTATTAAGCGATTTGATCAAACCCATTGAGTCAGTAGTTGGTCCTTTTTCACCGTATTCGAAATTTCCATTCTTCTCAGAAGTCGCGATAATAAAAGGTTTGCGCCTGAAAGTAGAAACTTTTAAAAACACTTCTCGGTTGTCACTATCCTCAGGGTTTACCGTATCGGTCGCGAAGTCCTGACCCTCTTGGTAATACTGACCGCCGAGTCCACCTAACTCATAAGTTAGCGATACCCATTGTTTGTTTAACAAAACCTGTGGGCGACTCGGATCGAAATGCTCGTTCTCTTTTACAACTTGAACGATGTCGACCATTTGCGTGTAGATGCCGTTATTGTACATGGTCTTAACACGAGTTGAAAAATTGCTCCAATCCCAATTACCGCTAGCGTCTTTTCGACCATATTGGTCAACCAAAGCTTTAACGGTGAGAGAGATCTCACGAACCAAAACAACCGCATTCCCATATGCATCGTTGATGACGAAGTAAGATCCAGGGATCAAAACGTGAAAGAATAAACCCTTAGGAAGCTCGTCGATAAAGTAAGAGCCGGTATTTACAACCGCGTAATCACCATACAAAGTCCCATTGGCGTTATAAAAATTGGAAGTACTCAAAACGATCTGCGTGCGTGACGTGAATTTCTCTAACCACAATTTATTAGCCGGTACCAAATTCAACTCAGGATCTTGTCCAAGGCACCGATACCAAGGTCTCGATGCAGACGTGTTACCTTCTTGAAAACCCGCTACGAAGCCTCTGTGTGCGATAATGTGAGTCGAATCGACTATGTGCTGGTTATTGCGTTGACCTTCAGTTTGCGAGAGCATCCAAGTCGCTCTGTGCGGAAGCGCCCAGCGCATTGATTCAAGCCAAGTAAACCTGACCTTATCAAAGAAATTCTTTGCTTGGTTTCTGAGATACTCGCACTGCGCTCTCTTGAAGATCATCCCATCTGTCATTACAACCCCAAGAAATTCTGCACATCAGCATTAGGGTTTGCGGTAAATCCATTTAGAACGGCTTGGCTATTTGCGTTAGCTGCAGTTCGAATCGCTCCTGCTTGAGTCGAGGCTGCAATATCATTGGCTTTATTCTTAGCTTGAGTGTCCAACACACTTTGCGCCTGTGCGGCGTCGGCTGCGTTTAATGCGGCTTCTGCTGCACCCTGTGCATCTCGACCTGCATTGCGACCTGTCAGTTGTCCAACACCTTCGTCGATAGCGTGCGTTTGACCGCCTTCATCTAGCATTCCAGTGGAGGAATTGTAACCTGCAGCACCTAACGTGACAGTCTGAAGACCGGCGTTGAAAAGCGTTCCAAGCAAATGTTGATGGACGGCATCTGCGATATTGCTCGGATCGAAGTTTGAGCCGCCTGCGTTAGAACTCATTTTACCTCGTATCTAAAATACGTCTCAGCTTTTTTGAAACCCAGACGTTCCAATGAACGAGGTTTGATATTCGTTTTTTCAGCTATTGACATGTTGATATGCTGCGCGTTCTGCTTTCCAAATGTCAAGAAGTCCTGAACCAGTAAATAAGCCGCGCGACCGCTTCCTGGCTTAACGTAAAGCAAATCGCAAAATAATATTTTCACCAATGGATCAAAATCAGAAGTGAACAATTTCGATAGCATGACGCCAACAGGTGTGCCTCGACGTCTGATCAACATGAATCTATGTCGTTCGCAATAAGCTCTTATATTAAAATTGCGCCAGTTGAATTTTCTATCGGCGTAAAGCTCACTCTCGGCTCGACCAACATCTTGACAGAAAAGTGCGGTATCTTTTTCAATGAGATCTTCTGCTCGCAACCGTTCAATCGTATAGATTCCGGTAGGTGACATCTTCTAAATCCTTATAAGGGTCATCGTGGGAAGGCATTATCCACGCTTCTGATCCTGTCACTCTATCCTCACCGCCGCCAATAGAATTTTCTGGAAGACGTTCTGTGACCGGCATGGCCATCGTTAAAACAAAAGCGTCTGCAATATCAGGCGATTGACCGACTCTAGCTTTGATCTCAAGTTTGCTCTCACATTTTTTCTTATTGGTGATCTTATGTCTTCCACCTTTTGTCCAGCATAACTGTTTGGTTAAACCGTCTATCCACGATGGATCTTTAGCATCAAGAATTCCACCTTTCATAAGGAAAGTATTAAACTCATAAAACATTTGCGCTCTAATATTGGCATACTCAGACTCTTTTGCTTCCGGTTTGTCGTTTGGAGAATTAGCAAATGATATTAATACCCATGAAGTTCTACCTGAGTTAGTAGCCAAAGTGTAGATGGCTGAACCTTCTCCTTGATCGATAAAAACCGCATCGGCGCGAAGTTCTTTCTCCCAATGACATAACTTTGCGAAAGTTAACTGATGGGTTTCACCGGCAGCTTTATCTAGTTTATATTTTTCTAGTAAACAAGAATAATTCCCTTGTCGATAGGCGATACATGTCTCATCGCCTCCAGTCCAAGCAGCGTCACAGGTTAGAATGACCGGGAGCATGCTCACTGATGTAACGTCAAAACCTTTCGCTCGTGACATCGCGGCCTGCACATTTTCCAAACTGATAATAGAATCTTTAGAAGTTTTTCGCGGAAGTCCTCGCACTCGTGTGCGAAAATCATCATGGTCCTCATTGCCTCCGCACTCTTGAAGCCAGTCTTGAATTTGATTTTGATCTATGTGGTCAAGGGTGCGAGTATCGATGCGACGTGAATGCCATAACGGTGAATTCATGTTTTGTTCAAATTTAGATTCAGGATCATCTGAGTTCGCAAATGCAAAGAACAATTTAATAGTGTCGGTTTCCGTAAAGGCGCCCGATGCGTATTGCCAAATTACTGCCGGTATCGAACTCGACTCTTCGAATATATAGAGGATTGCTCCGCCTTTATTGTGCAATCCTGAAATACTAGCCGGTCTTTGCTCATCCCACGTTACTAAATCGGTTCGCCAGCCTTCACTTAATTTATCGTTTTTAGCTTTAATACTGGTGCCAAATTTTTCAAAGAAATGATCATGAAACCTTGCGTGTCTAAACCATCTATCGACCTCAGGCCACACAATGCTGCGAAGCTGAGGGTCTGTGTTGGCTGTAATTCTGCAACGCAATCTCTGCGTGTACATGAGTAGCATTAACATCATTGATCCAAATGCAGTTTTAGCAGCCCCGTTACCAGAGGATATGATGAGTCTGTAGGCGTCGTACCGGGTAGTGGGATTCTTTAAGTGTGCGGAAATCTTATTCATCTCTTCTATTTGCCATCGATAAGGATTCATGTGTTCTAACGCATGACCTTTTTCGCCGAACGGGAAAACGAGATAGGCCAGTTTTACAAAGTCATATCTATTCTCGTCTATTAATTTAGAAAAAAGAGCAATATCTTCTTGTTCGCTCACAAAGGTAGTTTCCTAAACATTTCAAAATGTTTTATTTTATAAGCGTCGTGCGCTTCTTGTTCTGAATTGAATCGTCCAATAAATTTAGTTTTACCTTCTAATTTTATTTGAGCTTTCCAATTTCCTCGCGATTTATCCCAGGTGCATCCAATTAACTTACCGGTGCGGTGAATTTTATAATTTTGACAATTTTCTCGATTAGTTACAGCGCGAAGGTTTTCTATTTTATTATTTGAAAAATCACCGTCTATATGGTCGACCTGCTCAGGATAATATCCTTTTTCAATAAACCAAATGAGTCTATGAATTCGATATAATTTCCAATTTACCTTTACCGATATATAGTCGGTTTTGTCTTTCTTTCCTGCTATTTTCCCTAAGCAGCGAAATCTCACAGTGGCATTCCAGTGATTTTTCCAAATCAAAACTCCGCGCTCTCTATCGTAATCGAAATAATATAAAATCTCTTCTCTCGTCACGTGCTCAACCCTTTGAGGCTCGATCAAGTAACACAGCTTTACCCAACTCGAGCCAACCAAGCGCCTCGACGATCTCCAACGCGCCTGAACCGATGACCTCAGCGACGCCGTCGTCTCTGACGCCAACTATGACAACCTGCTCGTAGCCTTTTGCACTGTCGCAGGTCTCTTCTATAGTATGCGGGAGGGGATGTAGAGAAGTGACATTGCTCATTGTGCCTCCAATACTCTCAAGTCATTTGCGGCATCACTAATTGCATGCCAGTCCTCTATTTTAAATTTCTCCCTAATGTACTCAAGGAGCGCTCGCTTCTGTCGTTTGTACTCCTCTGAACTCATTGTGCCACTACCTTCTCACTGGTGATATTGACCTGATAGCGCACGTGCACTCTGCTACCGTCTCTACCATCTCCAAATAGTGTTTTGCTAAACTCGGTGACTTGTCCAGGACCTTCTAAGCTGTTCATTTGCAGGAAGACCAATGTCCTGACAAACTCCCGCAAGTAGTCGTTACTCAACGCATCCTGAAGGACTGAGTCCGGGATGTACCTTCTCGCCAACGTCTCCAACTCGTTCCCGCTGATCCGCACTCTCTCTTTTATTATTGACATCCACCAACCTACTTGTGAGTTTTATTTCATAGTCTACTTGCATAATTTGACCGCTCTTATTGACTCCCGTCAAGAACTGTCCATAGTCTGCCACTTGCTCACTCTCTAACATATGAAGTTGGTAGAACACCAACTCTCTAATAAAGTCTCTAAACACAGGGACTTTAATCATCTTGTTTAAATAACTATTAGGTATGTGCTTTTTAGCTAAAGCTTTGATCTCTAGCATGCTGTGAGTCTTAGGTCTCTCCATTCTCCACCTTTCCTGTGATCTCCAATACCTCTAATGATACGCTTGCTTCTTTCAATTGCGCCACATGGTCCTCGGCTCTCTTAGACGATGATAGCAGCACGGCCGCCATATTACTGGTGACATCGTGTTCGACAACTTTTGTTTCCTTTAATATATTCTTCTCTCGTCCCAATAGTTGATGCGCTTGCATCTTATCGCACAACTCAATCTCGATGATCTCACCTATTATAGTCTTCATCCCATTGGGGTCTTCACCAAATATATTCTTTACTTTGAATTTCTTAATGGCTCGCCTAGCCTCTGGATTGATCTCACTCATTTTATTTTTGTAGCTGCCGTCAGGACGCTCAAACTCCACAGGGTCCAATGACGAGACTTCCTTTATCCTCTCTATGACCTCATGGGCGTCGTAGCCGTACTTCATTACACTCTTCTCGGTCAGCTTCATGACACAATTATAAATATCAGGTCTGTTCATCAAATGCTGACCGGCTTGAGGCGCTAGACCGGCATCGCGGGCTGATTGTGCTTTGTTACGGCAACGCATGTAGTTGGAGATAAAGCGGAGGATATTAGGGTCCATGCGGTGCTCTGGGAGGAGAGAGGACTGTAGGATGATAGAAGTCTCATCTTCTGTGAGAGAGCCGTCTGGTGTCTCTATAGGAGGAGGGTTTGGAGGCTTCGCAGGTCGGGGAGTACGGTTGTTAGGCTCCAATACTCGCACTTCTGAGGGCGGTATGGGAGGACATCCGGGAGGTGGGGGAAAATGTTTCATATCCACTAAGGCAGCATTTTGAAGGAGATGAGGTCAAGTGTGCGGTTATATTAACGCAGTGTGTCAGACGGGAGGTAGATTGCCTCTGGCGATACGATACCGTGGGATGCGCCAAGAGGAGCATGTACTCATGCGACGGAGCGTTTAAAGTTCATGCTAGTTGCAAAGGAACGTCCGCTAGGACTAGAGGAGGATTCACCGCAGTCGTTGAAGTTGTACGGCTCCGCACGTTTCGTTAAAAGGGATCTAAAATCCAATTCTATACGATGTCAAGCACAATGATAAATAAATACTGTGAGGATTGAGGTGCCACTACGCAGTGGGTACCTGCTTAATATGCAGGCACACTGTAAATATCAATAAAAATTTTAAAAAAAATTGCACACGTTTGGGAGATGGCCTTCTTAGTTTTCCCGCATGCGTCACGTTTTTGACCCACCCTCCTTGGTCAATTTTTTGCAACTATAGTCTTAGTTGGTCATCTCGATTGTAGTCGATTTAGCAATACACACTGTATTTATAGCGCGTGAGGCACCCTAAAAGCTCATACAGTGTGTTTAAATACAGTGTATGTGCTTAATAATGTGGCAATGACGCGACGCTTTTTATTAAATGACGCGCCGCACACCAATATTGACTTTAAAGCTTTTCCATGGTAACTAATGTACATGATATACACATGATCAATCACATGGTTATGCGTACTCGTCCCTCATAACTTTGATTGTCAGCGACAAAGTAAGCACATTAGTTAAATCGCCGCGCCGACATTCCACTGTAAAATAACCATTGACATCTCACACACTGTATAATACACTGTATATGTAGTTGCAACCAAGCAACCACGTTAACCAAGGACCTCACATGCTCCGGAATTTCGAAGTCTATCTAGTGGCCGCACTATTAATCACCCTATTAGTTCTCATCATCGACATGGGAATCAAACTCGCGCCCGTCCATACTCAAGTCGAGTCTATGGTCCTACAAAACGCATCTAATATCCCAACGGTGCAACCATGAGCTCACGCACACCACGTACAATCGCTGAGATCATCGAAGCCTATAACAATGAAGGTCTCTCAGCCGAAGAGTACAATACCGAGAATGAAGACTGTTCACTGGCCGAGTTTTGTCAATCCTTTGGCTATCATGAGTCTAACATCAACCAAGTGATCCGCGATGCCGACTTAGCTGATGAGACCAAAGCGCTGTTAACTGCACATGTATCTAAACATGGCTCGCGTGAGACGTTTAATCTATTAGCGAAGCATTGTGAGCTCAAGTGTGTCGGCATATATACTCAAACAAACGAAGTGTATTCAGTACAGATCGGTGAGATTGAACATCAGCCCGACGATAAACTAATCGAAGCCTATCTAAAGTTATCACCTAAGAGTCAAGAGAAGGTTCGTAAAGCTTGTGACTGGCATATATCAGACTCAAGTTGTAAAGGTTGGCTTTACATCGGATGCGACTATGAGCGATGGGTGATGGTATGCGATGAGGACTCGCTACTAGGTGACTTGCCGACTAAGGGACATCTCACATCATACGATGGGACCGGATGCATAACTCGCCGGTCCCGTGCCAAGCTTAGTCTCGTATCATAAGGTTAACTGATGAGACGTTAGATCGTCGAAACGTGGTCTCAACCGCCACGTATTAACCAAACCAGAAGGATATAAACCATGTCGTACAATGAGTACACACGATCATTTGAGACTGAAATAGGCCGTATAGATATAGTCTATATGGGACCTGAAGAGACACAAGTATGGGTAAACGGATCACGCGTCCTAATGCCTTCCCATGTCTTGAAACAAACCACTACAACCATCGTTCGTAAAGTGTGCGCGCTATATAAGAGCGCTGCATTGACTGGTGTTCGCATCGGCGGTGTACGATGACACTAGATCAATTTATAACCGAAGAACGACTTGGTATGTATCAAGACTTGCAAACCATAATTATTGACCTCACGCATGAGATGCGCACCGATCCAAAGCTATATACCGAGCATGGTTGCGATGAGCCGAGTATCGACATACGACTTTGTATTGACGCTCACAATGACTCATTCACTTGGTGCTTTCGCACTGGCGACTCAAGCTATGACCAACGGCATACGACCTATTGTGCGGCATCATCGATACAATTAGACACTGGTACAGATGAGTTACTAAACCAACTAATAGGAGACATTGAGTCATGATCACAATGACAGAATACACTATTGGAATGGTATGTATATACGTTGTTTATTTACTTGTCGCCGCATTGATTCACATCATTAGTTGTGGGTATATATCAATGGATTGGGCTCAAATAATAACAATCGCAATCGGTACCACATGGTACATAAGGAATGTCTTATGAAAAAACTAACGTACCACCACATCAAAGCATTTAATCCGTGTTACGATCCGATTAAACACATACCATTGACTTATAACGGAACACTGACGGCGATTTTAAAGTTAAAAACCGTCCCCGCTAAAGACCGACTTTGGGCCGTGGTGCGCTCACCGCTCATGACTGACATGCAGCTAAAACTCTACGGGTTGGCTTGTGCGCGTATGTGCGAGGCTAACTCAACGGACCCGCGAGTTAAGGCTTGCAATGATACCGTCGAGGCATTCCTAAAAGGTAAAGCAACTAAAGAAGAGCTTGAGTCGGCGCGGTCGGCGGCGCGGTCGGCGGCGCGGTCGGCGGCGGGGTCGGCGGCGGAGTCGGCGCGGTCGGCGGCGGAGTCGGCGGCGTGGTCGG